CGCTGGGCCATGCCTAGTGGCGCATCTAACTTCGATTCGGTTAGTCCAGACATGGACAAGTGGGAGACAGGGACTGGCGTTTGCCTTTTCTACAATGGTATGCGGAGTCCTAACTTCTCCGCGCCTCCTGATGAACCATCTCCATTCCCTTTCCTCATGGATCGGAAGAAGCAGGAGATCATGCTTAAACAATGTTATGGAGACGAGAATGCTATCGACTATGTTCGTAACGCTATTGGTTGGTGGCCGAAGTCTGGATTCGCTCAAACGATTCTTACCGCCGATCTGATCCGTAATGCTGATACGAACGAAGAACCGCTCTGGGATTCTGAAGGATTTACCAAGGTAGCCGGGTTTGATACCGCATTCACAATCGGTGGAGATAGGTGTGTTCTGACTATCGCCAAGCTAGGCTTTGTTCGCGGAACTCGCAATCGTGTTATGTGGTTGGAGAATCAGAAGGTCATTCAGTTATCCGCTAATGCCGCCGCTGAGTTTGAAATCCAACTTGCTACTGAAGTTGTTCAGTTATGCCGTGCGGCTGGTGTCCAGCCTTCTAAATTCGGTATGGACGTTTCCGGTGATGGTGGTCGAGTTGGACAGGCTATCATTCGTGAGTGGCTACGCTTTGAGTCTTCTGGTGCTTCTATCGCTCTTATCTCCTCTATGGGTAAACCTACTGACCGACTCGCCGCTGAAGTCGATAAACGCCCGTGTAAGGATGTTTACGATAGGTTGGTATCTGAATACTACTACTCTTGCTATCATGCCTTCAAGAGCCGTGTTCTCTTTGGCGTTGATCCTGCATCTGATCTGGCTAGGGAACTTTGTCTTCGTAGATACACGATTAAGTCCAAGAAGATTGCCATTGAGACTAAAGACGAGTTAAAGGGAAGAACAGGATACTCGCCCGACTTGAGTGATAGTTTGATCTATGCGCTCGAAATGGCTAGGCGCAATGGACTCGTATTTATCGGAAACGATAAAGCTGTCCCAACTAACCGATTCTGGGCGCGGGATGAAAAGCCAGTCGAATACTCCCAAGATGAAGAGTATTCTGTAGATGACTGGGGTGAGGACTAATCCATGATTCCTTCAAGTTCCAAGGTATTCGCTACCTCTTCTGGAACTACGATGCGAATCATTTTTTCTCCGTAAAGGTTTCCTAGAGTCTCCTTGAGTCGGATGTCCTTCTTCGGAACCCAGCACTGATTGAACTTCTGCTGGAAAAGAATCTTATACTGATTCTCGCTTACTTCAGTTCCCTCGCAGATGACGCGAGGCTCAAACGTATTATTTGTAGTCATAAATTATATATCCATTCTCTCTTGCCCATCCTACTTCATGGTGGCAGCGATTGTGGCAGGGGCGACATAGAACCATGAATGAGGACTTGTCACATAAGAACTTGCCCCTTCCTTTCTTATGGTGAAGGTCTGTGCCTTGCCCATTACATATCTCACACTGGTAGTTTTTCTCTTCAAAGTATTCTGCTTTGACTTTTTCATATTCAGCATTCTTTACTCTCCGAGTGGTTGAGACTGATCTAAGTTTTCCACTTCGCTTTTTGAATCCTGTTTTTTGTAGGGGCGTTTTTCTTTGTAGCATAATCCAATTACTTTATCTACCTGTTCTTTCTTTAAAATACTTTTCGAGTTTACTTCAATCTGGTTGATCAGTGATCCAGTCACTCCGATCCTTTCGCCCAGCTCCCTGACGGTCATGTTCAGTTTCCTGCGAGTCTCACGCAGTTGCTGGGCGAAAGTCCTACGTCCAATAGAACGAACAGTGCGTGATTGCTCGTAAGCCATCATGCAGCTATCGTATGCTTCTTCTAATGGATGTTTCATTTGAATAAAATTAAACCAGAACTATTGACAAGTCAACACATTTCTGATAGCCTTATAAATTATGGATAACACTAACAACGATAATACATTTGCAGAAGACCTTCTGGCTAGTGTCAGAAAGACTGTCCTTGTCACAAATATGTCTTTAGCCGCCGCGCTAGAGAAGCCTTTCATTGCTACCTACGAAAATGATGAAGGCATTCTGATGATGGCACTCAAGCCAAACAATACCTGTATCATTGTCGCTTGCGGCCATGACTCCAATACTGTCATCAAGTGTGATTTCATTATCGCTGGTGAAGGTGTCGGAGAACGCCGCTCGATCTTCAAATGCAAAAACAAAAGTGATGCCGATGATGTTTGGGAGGTTCTGACCGACAAGCTAGAGGACTGGTCTGCTGGTGGGATCGCAACAATTGACATGGAGTAATTATCGGTTCCGATAAAAAAGATGCTTGACACTGAATGCAACATCTAGTAGTTTCTTTCGCGTGTGAGAAATCACGCCTTCGGGGTGAGAGCCGAAGTAAATGATAAAAGTATAAAGATAAATTGAACAATAAATATATGGTCGCTTGTAGTGGTTCCACCACTCTCATCTGTCAGTTCGCCAGTTTATACTGCCGCTACAAGTGACCGCCTTTTTTAAATGAATCCATTAGAAAAAAACGGAGGCATCTTCGTTCGCAGAGAAATATTCAGATTGTCGATAATCGACGATAGGAAGAAACAGGTATTCGCAGTAATAGACAACTATGATGGTGGTTTTTTGGAGGACGAAAATAACATCAGAGATGTAGCAGATATTTGTGGAATAACTGAATTACAGGCGCACAACGCTTTTATGACATTGGTTGGACTTCGGTTCTTGAAACTTAATGAGGACAAGAAGTGGGTATTGAATGAAGATGCAAATTGGGAAGAGGGGTCTAGGTGAAAAGCGATATGCCAAATATTATACGACAAAAAAGGAAAGCGAACTACACAGTTATCCCAAACGAAATGCTTAACAATCCAGAGTTGAGCTTCAAAGCAAAAGCTATCCTATGCTACTTGCTATCAAAACCAGATAAGTGGTCAGTATATTTGTCGCAGTTGGCAAAGGCATCAACGGATGGATACGAGTCAGTTGTTTCTGGAATGAACGAACTGATTGCCAATCGGTATGTATTTCGCAAGCCGTGTAGTGGAGCAAATCCCGGAGGATGGGAATATTTTGTATATGACGAACCACAATCTGATGAGGAATTCCCACTAGTTGATTCTCCGACTCGGGAAATTACCGACTCGGGAAAACCTACGACTAATAAAGAAAGACTAGATAAAGTAAGTAAAGAAATAAAAGAAAAAACAGAATCAACAAAACGAAAACCAAAACTCGTAGATGATGCTTTCATTACCCAACTCAAACGCCTTAACCCCGACAAGGACGTGGACAAGGAAGTGCAAATGGCACGGACTTGGATACTCGCCAAACCAGAACGCCAGTTTACCCAACAATTCCTTTCTGGCTGGATCAACCGATCCACGAACACAGTAAAGCCAGAAAAACTTTGCCCTATTTAACCTCATGAAAAAAGTCCCAATAGCACACAAGAGTGAAGCGGCAGCATTGTCGCTGATAGCAACAGACCGAAATATCCTTTCCCAACAAACATGGGATGCCGATTATTTCGCGCTACCTGCCCACAGAATCGTTTTTAACGCCCTCCAAGGGGTTCACCAGCGGACAGGCACTTGCTGTCAATTCTCGGCGATTGCTGAACTAGAATCCACGGGTCAGCTAGAATCGGCTGGTGGTGAGAACGAAGTCCATGACATCCTAGCTACGATGAAGATCGCATCTGGTAAGGTCTGCCAAGACATGGCTGATGACTACCGAAAGAATCTGCACAAGATGAAAGGCTACCGCGATGCCATCTCTATCATTGAGAAAACAGAGCATGACCTTCGCGGGGGAAGGGCTGACCTACGCTCGTTATCGGAAACGATAATGAAGTGCGCCGAAGATCGGACAACAAAAGTCAAACCAGTCAAAGACCTGATCATTGAGATCATTGATGAGATGGAAGGTAAGGCGGTAAACGAATGCTTCACCACTGGAATGATAAAAGTAGATCGTGCGCTCAAGGGTGGGATGCACAAAGGAGAGATGATGACAGTAGCTTCGGAGACAGGAGGAGGTAAATCCATCTACTTAGTCCAAGCGGCCCTAGCAAATCTACTAGATGGGAAGCCAGTCTTATTCTTTTCCCTAGAGATGAAGGCTAAAGACATCCTAACCCGCATGGCTTGTAACATGGCAGGCTACCCGATCCGTGAACCAGAGGATTACAAGAATGCAAACCAAGGAGAACTCAAGGCGATCAGCGCGGCACTCCTCAGATTGCACAAGTTACCCATCGAAATCGTGGATGGAGTGTCCGAAATCACAGAGATTGAGGCCAATATCGCCCGATACACAGGGGAAAAACGGGCAGATGTGATTGTGGTAGATTACCTCCAAATCATCTCATATGATGGTTCAGACAGCCGAGAAGGGCAGATTTCCGAGATAGCAAGGCGGTTAAAGGTATCTGCACTCAAGAATAATTCAATTATGCTGACAGCTTCCCAGTTAAACGACGAGGGAAGACTGCGCGAATCACGGGCAATCGGGATGCACTCTGACCAAGTAGTGTATGTCGAACACTTCAAGACCAAGAGTATGTTAACAATCAAGAAGAACCGCCGTGGCGCAAGGAACTACACAACGGAAATCATCATGCGTGGTGACATTTCCAAACTAGAGGAGGTATACTGATGACAACTGACCAAGCATTCGCAAAATCATCTAGGCTCATGGACGCTGCTCTGACGATCTGGGAGTCTTTTGACAAAGAAAGGTATTGTATCGCAGATAATTACTGGAGTGAAGGAATGAAAATATACCATGAATACTTCTCTGAAACAAAAGTATTGACAGAACTACAAGATGTAGATAGCTTGTTGCCGTGACTTACGAAATCAGAACACTCAAAATCGGCGTGTGCATTAAGGGGAGTTCAACGTATTCCAACTCAATGACAGAAATTGAAATAGTTGATGAGGCGGCTGGAGAGTTCCTAAAAATTTCACAATGTAGCGATGACAATTGTGGCATAATCCAAGTATCCAATGATGAGTGGCCGACTCTGAAGGCGGCGATTGATAAAATGATTAAGGAGTGCAGAGACAATGAGTGACACACCAGAGACGGACAAGAATACTTGGTCTGATTCATCTGAAGGAATCTTGTATAAAGTTGTTACTTCGGATTTCGCTAGGAAACTGGAACGTGAGCGCGACGAGGCGCGGGAGGTTGCGAGACTCTTAAAATCTACTTTAGACTTAATTAAAAATGATCAACTCCAGAGCTAAAGGAGCTAGAGCAGAACGCCAGTGGAGAGATGAACTCCGCGCCCAAGGGTTCAATGCTAAACGAGGACAGCAATTCGCGGGTGGTCAAGACTCACCGGATGTCATCTGCGAAGAACTGAAAGGTAAACTCCACTTTGAGGTGAAGCACGTGCAGAACTTAAATTTAGATAAGGCTTGTGAGCAGGCCGAGCGGGATGCTAAAGGCATTGCTTGGGCGGTTGCCCACAAAAAGAATAATAAGAACTGGAAGGTTACAATCCCTGCTGACCTGTTCTTCAAACTATTAAGGGATGGAATGGAATCATTATGAAAAAACCAACAACAAAAGCAGGTAAGGCCGCGAAAGTGGCAAAAACAATGGGTGAATACAAGCGTGGAACTCTCAAGGCTGGAGTTAACCCTAAAGGCCCGAAGAAAGCACCTATGGCTAAGAGCCGTTCCCAAGCGGTTGCGATTGCATTGCGCTCAGCCGGAGTTAAAAAGAAAAAATGAAAACTGGACTTTACAAAAATATCCACGAAAAGAGGAAACGCATCGCCGCTGGTAGTGGTGAGAAGATGAGGAAGGTTGGCTCGAAAGGCGCACCTACCGCTAAAGCGTTTAAGCAATCAGCTAAAACCGCAAAGAAGAAATGAAATCAAAACCCGCAACTGGCAAAGCGTCAGTTAAAATAGTAAAAAATGCAAAGACTGGAAGAACCCGCAAGGTTTCTTACGGACAAAAAGGAGCAAATGTTGATCCGGGCAGCAAGCGTGGGGACAGCTATTGCGCTAGGTCAGCAAAGATTAAAGGTGATTGGAAGAGTGATCCTAACTCACCTAATAATCTAAGTCGGAAACGCTGGAGATGCAAGGGGTCTAAATCAATGAAATGAAGATCAACAAAAAATTGCACGTAGATAACTTGTCCAGCGATGATGGAAGGGTAGGGTGGAAATACCCACTTAAATCCAAAGAAATCATCAAAGCCTGTGAGAAGTTCTTTGAAAAACGCGGAATGAAGAAACCTACTTTCATGCCTGTATTTGATAAAAAATGACCTGTCCCGAATGCGGTAAAATAACATCAGTAGTTAATAGCAGGAAGGTTGATAAGACAGTAATGCGGAGGAGGGTTTGTGAGTGTGGATTCAGATTCACAACCAACGAAGTCGTTGTTGTCTTATCCAACCGGAACTACCTAAAGAAAAAAGAAACCCCAGAGAATGTTGTCTGGACTAGATCAGTCACAGAAGACACCCCAGATTGGGCAAAAAAGATACTAAACAACCTATAAGTATCGTTAACGATAACCTATGAAAATAACACTAATACTACTAGCAATGTCATTGTGCGCTTGTTCGTCAATGCACAAGGAAACATACACAGAAACCCGCAACTTCCATTACCCTAAAGGGACAACTCCTCACCTAAAGGAGATGTATATGCACAAACCGCTAGTGAACGAGCCGCAGGTTAGAGAGCCTGTGATCCACCAAGAATTCAACCATGACCCAGTAGACTTCGATTACGTAGGTGATATGCCACAACAAGAGAAGACACTAGAGGAAATCGAGCATGAGAATAAAGTTCTGTATGCTCTCAAGGTAAACAAAATGATGCGCCAGATGCAATGAACTGGGATGAATACGCTATGAGCATCGCCGAGGCGGTAGCTAAGAAGAGTAAAGACCCATGGCAAAAAGTCGGCGCGGTGATCCTAAGAGAAGATAACTCCATAGCATCAGTAGGATTCAACGGATTCCCTCAAGGCCAAGAAGAAGACTGGTCAGACAGAGAAGAGAGAAGGAAGTACGTAATCCACGCAGAACAGAACGCACTGAGGTATACTAAACCCGGAGAAGGAAAGACACTAGTATCCACCCTACTACCATGTAGAGACTGCCTAAAGACCATAGCCGCCTATAAGATAAAGAGAGTCCTCTACAAAGAAGTCTACAAATCCGACCCTATAGCCCTAGAGATAGCAGAAAAAATGGGAGTCACACTAACCAAATTATGAACGACCAACTCCTAGCCATAGCCATAGCATGGGCGGTAGTAACAGCCTGCTTCGTCATACACAACATCAATAGAGACTAATTTGAGAGCAATAATGTGGTATTGTGGCGGCTGGTCTTAGGAGCCAACTGGTCAGCAAGTGAACCATTCCCGTAACCACATAAAACGGGAACTCTCATTATCGGTAACGATAACATGAATACAAAAATCGGCGCACTGCCAACTCACAGATACATCTACATAGATAGCGAATACACCCACGAAAAGCCAATCGGCCCAGTAGAAGCTATGTGGGTAGGGTTAACAAGCATCCCAAGCAGAGCATGGGGAATAAACGTCATCCTAAGAGACGGCGGCGCACTCTACAGAAACATCCCTCCAAACGCAGTAAGATTCAAAGAAAAAGCCCTAGAAGGATGGAGAATAGAAGAATCACAACTCTGGGACTGCTACTCATATAATTTTACCATACTACAAAACCCCATCCTAAGAGGACTACCAGTAACAACCAAGATCAACCAAAACATCTACAAGGGTAAATACCTCTTCTCCACAGCCCACCTAAACGATGGCTGGTCAGATAGCCCAGACCAAGACAAAGAATTCATCTTCATAGAACTCGACAACGGCAGGCTAACCATCCAACCCACAAACAAAGTAGCCTTCCAAGATAATAGCTACACCACCCCCATCATCCCTAAACTCAAACTCCAAGATACAATCTACTTCTGTGAGAAATAAAGGATGGTTATCGTAACCGATAAATAGACCGATCCTGATCACAGAAATCCATTAATCAGATTTCTAAAGGATGGTTACAGCATTTTATTAACAGAGGTCAGCGTAGCTGCATAGGACGAAAGAGGGAGAAAGAGGGAAATAGGGAGTTTTTCTGGGGAGAGGCGACACTGCATAAAGGTGGTGTTTTTCTGTTAAGAGGGGTTTTCCGCATTTGGAGCTGCGCGAGCTGGGCATCATGGGGTAGCCCGGTGCTGCCGTCCCGCCCTCCTATAGAAAAGAGATTCCTTGCCCCCATGCTGTGCCATGCCTGTGCGCTGTGCTATGTCCTGCCATGCTGTAGCCGTGAGCGTGTGGCGTGTGGCGTTGTTATAGTGTCACCGGATCGGCGAGCGTGTCGCCTGATAGTGTGGCGAGTGTGGCGTTGCTGGTATCGTGTGCCTGGAGGGATTCGCAATAGTGGCGGATCGTGTGGCAATCGGGTTTCGCTGAGTTGCTGAGATTGGGTGATTCCGGTTTGCGGTCTATTATCGGAATCGGTGATTATTTGAATTTATAGAACGCATTTTCCAGTCTCAACAAAAATGGCGATTTCGGGTGTTTTCCCGCGTTTTGGCGCACTTGTTGAGAATGGCGCAAAGTGGCATTGCATGGCCTGATTTTGATTGGCATGAGTCTTGCTTTCATCTGTGTCAACAATCGCTTGTTTACAGGTTGGCATGATTCTTGCTAGGCATGGCTTGAAAATAGATGAAAAATAAATGTGGACAAGCGAGCGGAATCTGATATTGTTTGTCCTGTGATGTTCGCGGAAGGCCGTTGAATGCGGGTTTGCGGACAATTTCACAATCGCTCTTTCGAGAAAAAAACTTTTCGCACAGGCAAAACGCAGGTGCGGGACACACGAAAAAAACCTGTCACATCTTCCCATCTTGATGCGTGGATGTGTCACCAACCTAGAAAAAACACCAATGACAACAACAACTAAAAAATTGCTTAATATCACACGCACTGATTCAGAGTTATTCAAAATCAAATCATCATTCCCTCACTGGTCTGACGGCTCGCCGATATCCGGCACATTCGCCTTCCGTAATGGTTCGCTGTCAGATACCGCCGCTCAAACAATCAACCGCGCTCGAGGGATTAGATATCTGATAATTTCCCCCTTGACAATCAAATCTGCCGCCGCTTGTGCCGCCGCCGCCGCCTTGTCTATTGGAGAGTCTTGCGCGGTTGAAATCTCCCCCGCCCCTCCTGAACATAATTCTATGACAGCATCAAATCAAATCGAAATCATCAACTCTAATTCCATGGCAAACGCTATTGAGAAAGACCTGCATCTTGCGGAGAAGGAAGCTTCCCGGCTTGGAGCAATAGCAGGATCAAACGCCGCCGAATGGGTGGCGCAAGATTCTTGGGGTGGACGCGTCACTCGTGGAGAGAGGGAGACCGCGCAAGCTTTCCTGTCTGCTTATGATGAGGGCGGAGAGTTGCCGGAACCTCCCAACCTTTCTGGTGAATGGGCCGATTCTGAAACTCCCGCTTCTCTCATGTGCGAGTTGCTTGGAGAAGATTGGGAAGAGGTTCCCGAATTCGTCGAGGCGCAAGATGATCTTTGCCAAGCTTGGGAGGATGCCTGTTGTGAAGCTTTCTATTCTTCTCTGGTGGAGTCCGCGAAATCTCTGCTTTCCTGATCTCATGAAAATCCTTTCCTATTCTCTCGCGCTCGCCTCCCTCGCTTCCCTTGCGTGTGGTGTTGCATTCCTTCTTTTCTCACTCCCGATCCCTGCTTTGCTGGCTTTCGCTGGCTTTGCTTTGCTTGGATTCACCGCCGCGAAAATCAACCCCGAACTCTGAAAACCTTTATTCCTTCCCAGAACATCAAACCAAAAACCAAATAGAAAAACACATAATGAAAAACCAAATCCACACACAAAACGAAAACGCCCGCGCCGCCATTGTTGCCAAATACCAAGGGGCGACAAATTGCAGAGGGTCGCGCATTATTGTTAAGACTCAAAGGGGCCGCAAGTCCTTTCCATACCCTCACGAATTGAGTGGCGCGGCCTGCTATACTTGGGCCGCCGACCAATATCTAAAAGCCATCGCTGCGGAGGATTTTAAAGAATACGGCTCGCCGATAGGATGGGGAGAGATTTCGGATTTTTCCGTTGGCGTCTTGCCCTCCGGTGACTATGTTTTCGTTCTTAACAAGTAAGGGGAGCAATATGGAAAAACAACTCTATAAAGTCGTCAAAATCATGCGCGTTTCTAATCGTCGCCAAGTATTAGAGCGTAACTTGACAGAGGAAGAAGCTCGGCGTGTTGTTGCTAGATTTCCGAACTCCTCCCGCTCTATGGTCGTTTACTTTAAACAATAACCATCCACACCAAGTAAAAATATGTCGCGCTATAATTCCGACCCCTATTTCACCACAGCGAAATTCAACTCCACTTGCCCGGAAACGGGCTTGCCAATTAAGAAAGGCGATAAAATAGCTTACTTTCCACGCGAAAGAAAAGCCTATCACGAAAACAGCAAGGGCGGCGATCAAATCCGCGAGTTGCAATTTAATAAATGCTTCGAGATGGCTGACGCTAATTGGTGATACATCCACACAAAGCAGGGATTCGTTCTATCCGTCTCCCTGCTTTGCTCTATTCGCCTCTGTAGCGCGTTTTCTTTCCATGTCCCTACCCTTTCCCTTCCTTTCCACTCCCGCGCATTCCTACGCCCGTGATCGTTTCCGATAATCTTCCCCTCCACTTTTTCCTTCCACAGAACACCAAACCAAACCAAACCAAAATAATGAAAAACACACTCCACACTCCCGGCCCTTGGAAGCATGATCCAACTTGGGGCATCATCAAACACGGCAAAAGCGAGATTTGCGCCCTCCACAGTGGCAACCTCGCCAACGCTCGCCTCATCGCCTCCGCGCCTGATTTACTTTCCGCTTTGGAGTTTCTTCTAGCGGATTATCTAGCACTCAATGGTGAATTGCTGACGAGATCAACAATTCCAGCCGATAAAGCACGGGAAGC